CAACCCTGAGATGAAGGGAAAGTCACGGCCTTGGAACCAAGTGAGCAGATAGCTTTGGCGTCGCCACTAAGAGCAACAAGGATACGACTACTGTCAGCCACCTCGCGACGAGTAACCAGACCGCTAGTTGAAGAAAAAGTCTTGACAGAAAAGCGATCAGCCACGGAGCGACAAAGCCTGCGAGTGTAACCCAGGTAAAAAGGGGAGAAGTTTTTCCAGTACATGGCCTCAGGAACAAGCTTGGCGCAGGTGGCATCAGGATCAGTCTCATGGCGGTCAGTTTGAGTGACATCCCCGAGGATGAGAACGCAGCGAAGTCTGGGGCTAATTGACATGAGAAAGTCAACATAGCCGGCCGGCATCATAGAGATCTCGTCTATGATGAGAACCTCCGTGTGCTTGCGCATTGTAGACTCATAGGTACCAACACGCCAACGGTCCTTGTCAGGAAGGTTCAGCATGCGTTGCCATTCCTCACGAAGTTCGACGGTGGGGACGGCAACTCTAAAATCAAACGAACCCATAGACTTAAGGACTTGGCTAACTGGCCAACTTTTGCCACAACCAGGGTAACCATAAATTGCAGCAACGTGGCAACGGGGTCTATTGGCCCACATCTTAATGTCATGAGCTTCGACGAGAGTTTTCCATCTAACAAAAGTGTCTGGATCCATGCTACGTTTCTCCGAGGGTCCAAACGCAATACCAGAATGACCGTTGGCCATGTCACGGGCGAGAGGCTTGGCACGATGAGGTCTAACGGTGTAACCACGGAAACCAAGGAAGGGCACCGCAGAACCGTCAACGCCACGCCAAGACAACAAATGTTCAGCGAAACGACGAGTACCTGAAGTAGCGCCATGGAAATTGCCAGGGGAAGGGATGTCAGAGGGAGAAGGAGTGACGCGGGGAGGAGCAACATGGCTAAAATGACCCATGTCACCTTGTTTGGTCCAGTAAATGATGAGTTTCACACCGTTAACAACTCCACTGCGCATGTCGTCCCAAGGGTTCTTAATGGTTAAATCCCAACCGAAACAGTACGCGAGCCAAGC